TGCACAAGTGGGGAAATTGGGGTCCTCCGGAATTAGTCCCCAGGGTGGTTCGTTTCTTGAGAAGAAGAAGCGCGCCGGCAAGATCGATCGCCATCAGCGGAACATGACCGCTACTAGCCCTGAACAAACAGCAAAAGTTGAAGAGAGCAAAGATGCCAAGAGCAAAAAGCCAAAAAGCAACGTAACCAAACCTCAGCTTCCAGGTTCTGGTGAAAAGTTAGAAGCAAAGGGTAAAGACGTACCCTCGGTAGACCAACCGGCTGAGCAAGCGAAGGTAGGGGAAAACCCGAAAGGAATTTTGATCGATCAAGTTTCTGGAAAGAAGCGTAACAGACCTGGAAAACGTGCTAGGTTTGCACTTCGTTCCCAAACTAGTAGCGGCGTCGAGTCAGACCGTGAAAAGCCATTAGGCGACGTTAAAAACGACGTTCCGCCTCAGCATAAGCCAGCTGAGGATTTAGCGGAGAAAGAGAAATTGCTCAAACAGGGCCAACTTGTGGTCGCTAATGTCATTAATGGCATCAGGGACCCAGTTGAACTATCCAAGCCTGAGAATTTGGTACCCTGTTTTGACGATTTCAATGCTTCTGATTACGACCCAACTAGCCTCCGCAAATCTCGAGGAGTGCTTCGTCGTGGAAGAGTTAAGCGCAGCTGTTTTCTACGCTGCATTGACTCTGTTTTGGGTTTAAAGCATAAATATCTCAACGTTAACGACAGCGTCTGGGATAAACGTTGCTACGACAGCTCTCTAGTCGACGATGTTTTGGTTAATCCTTCTAAATTGCAATTGGAAGGTAACTTGTTGGAGCTTTTAGTGAATGAGTCTTTCACTTGCTATAGGTTCCATCCCGACAAGTTAGTGGGTAGTAATTTGTGTTTCAAATGGCATGTTGTCAGTGCCGGACCAGTTACTTTCTACGCAGTGGACGTTAGTGCTGCCGGAGCTCTTCTAGGTTACAATCCTGGGGCTCATCAGTTACCTATATTGAATTTAGATACTCGTTATGTATTTGTTAAGCGTACTACCGCTGACGATTATGGCAGGTTGATAGATACCGTTAAACAGTTTTCCGTAAGTGTCCACCCAAGTGGGGTCACCGGTTTTGATGCAGTTACTTTTACGCTCATGAAAAACTACGATTCGGCCGATCTAGACGCACCAGGAAGTGCTCGTGGTCCCGGTTTACGAAATTACTTCGTGCCGTTTGACCAGGAGAGCATCAACTTTTTGGGTTGTGTCGAAATTCAGTATAAGAACTTGAATCACGGTGGCATCTTTTTACGTAGTACTCACTCTACCAGTGGTAGTTGTGTCGACATCTCTGACGGTGTGGACAGCTACAGAGTCGGTTACACTCTTTTCAGAAATACTATAATGCGTTTGCGTCAATCTAAGTCGGACGCGCCTTTCTCTTCTGCCTCAACTAATTTCAAGTTGCAAGGTATTGAAAAATATGAGGAAGTCGCCACCATGACTGTAGTTGCTTTACCATTTGTTAAGTTCGATAATGAGTTTACCATCTCCGATAGCCGTCTCTTTAATGCCAAGCCGATTTATTCCGCTGTTGTTAAAGATCCGATGTCCAGAGAGTCGCCCAAATTTCCACGGGTACTTGAGCTTATCCCTAGGGAAAAAGCGCCATTTATGAACGCCCCGGTTTTTCTCGACCGTGGTCCTCTATCAGTTGATTTATCTTTGAACGAACGTGTTCTAAAGCCTCAAATCAAAGCTGTGGAGCGTCTCAATTTAGCCTATGCAGGTGATCTTGGTCACTTGCCTGTGGCTGAGTACGCCAAAGAATTCATCGACCTCGTTGTTGGTGACTCGGAGGCTAAACTCGCATTCGAAGATGTTTTCGTTTTACAGGATTCAATGAATTCCAAACAAGCAGCTAGATTGCGCGAGTGTGAGAGCGAATTCAATGATGGCACCAAAACCTCCGGGGATAAGATGTTCCTTAAGAATGGTTCAGTGGCTTTGGATAAAGCTATGCGCGTGATATTTTGCACTAGCCAACACGATTCGATGCGTGGTGGCGCTGTGTATGCACCGGCCGTCAACCTTTTGAAGAAAAGTGGTAAGTATGGTTTTTTACCTCCTTTGGAGATGAAAGAAAAACTTACTTCTATATTCACTTCTGCTATTAATGAGAAGTCGGAGGTTGGTGGTACTGATGTATCCGCCATGGACGCATGTATAAACGTGATCTGTCGGGAGATTGAAGAGTCTGTTATTCTAAGGGCTCTCAAACCAGATCTGCGTGAACCTGCGCGAAAAATCCTAGCTAGAGCCAGGAACATGAGTTACAGCGTTAAAGGGAAGAAAAACAAGATCGCGAAATTGGTCGATTGTCGCCATACCGGTAGTAGGGACACTACTTATGGCAATTGTATTTCTTCTGCATTTTACGTCTACCTCGCCCACCGACTACAGGGCTTTAGTTGGAGGGCTGCATGGGATCGAGAGTGGCTCGTCGCCGGAGATGACACGTTCTTCTACGGCCTCAAACTCGATTCCCTTACCCGAGCGGCGCAAGTTGTGGGATTAAATATCCCTGTTGAGAAAATAAATTTAGTCAAACCAACAGACAATATTGATTTCTTAGCCTTTAATTTGCGTCATACCGCTATCGGTTTGGTTATGTCTCGTTGTTGTAAGCGTCAGCTTAACAATTTCGTCTCTGCCGCCGACACTGGTGTTTCAGTTCAAGCTGTTGCCAAGAGAAAGGCATTTGCTTATCTCCAAACTTTCAGTGTGCATTCTCCGTTGTTGGGTGCTCTGGCTAACCTCTTTATGAGGTCCGGCCCAGATGCTTGTACTATAGCGGAAGGGAGTTATTATTATTCCCTGCACAGTGACACTTTTGCAAGTGAAAGCAATAGGTTCAATTTTGGTCTCGATAGAGAGGAGGCCTTGGAATCTATTCGTTTGGATGATGTAGCAGATCTCAAAACCACACCTGATCAGTATGATTCAGTGGTTGAGAGCATCAGGCGGGCGCGATCGGTGGATGATCTACCGGATTGTGATTGGTTCGACCAGGGCTTTAAACCCGTCAAACCTTTAGTGCCCTTGTCCTTGCCTGATGGTTCCACTATGCAATAGTATCGAGAAGATACAAGCTCCAGGGTAAACCAAAAATCTGTATAACATTTGTTAAATGCCATCTCGTAAAAGAATACAAAAAGCCGTAGTCGTGGTTCAGCCGCGAAAGAAGAGATCTAAGAATAGATCTAAAAGGGGGGGACGCAGGATGCGTCTCGATGGGGACATGACGAGAGTTTTGTCGTATGCAGCCACAGTCAGGGATCCGTGTAATGGTCCTTTGTCTGCGGTTATTGGTTCTGCACCGCCCGGCACTCTGACTGAGAGAGTTAGAATCACCGTGTCGAATTTAGCCAATAATGGAAATGGGTACATAGTTTGGTTTCCGTCCTACCATAACGATGGTGCTACCAGTTTTTCTGGAGCACCTGGTGGGGCAATTCCAGGTAACATGTATGTCTTTTCTTCAGGACTTTCCACTACCACACCTACGAACACGAGCGCTGCTCCTGCTGGAACTGCTTTGATAGACACTACCGGTCTATTTTTGAGGGATCCGGCTAACGTTCAGCTCGATCCAGCCACTCCTTTCAGTAGGGGGACGACCGTTTCTGCTTGTTTGCAGATGGACGTCTTGGCCCAGTTGTCAACAATATCTGGGCAAGTGGCCGTTGTCAGCAACTTTAGTTTGTCCAACTTCATCCGCAACACTGGCACACCCTATGCCACAGCTCCACCGCAATTTCCATCAGTTGATGAGATTTTCGCATTTGCTGCCACACGTCAGAGAATCCACCCAGAAGGGGCGGAAGTCATCTGGCGCCCTAACGCCCAGCAAAGCGTCCCGCGTACCAGTGGAGAGTTATCCTCTGGTGTAACACTTGCCTCGTCGTCAGTTGTTCCTGACGCCGCCTTTTGGGCTGGTACCGCCGCCGTACACGCCACAACTGTATGCGCTGCCAACCCTAATGAGGTTTACGGCATTTGTTTGGCTTGGAAGGGTTATTCTTCCACAGCCGCGCTATTATCTTTCAACGCTGTCAAGGTAGTAAACCTTGAGCTCTCCCCTCGTTCTAACCAAATTGAACCTGTTGTACACGCGGTCCCGCGTTCCGTTCCTTTCACCAATGTTGAGTCTATCACCAACAAGCTTGATGAGATGTCACCTGGTTGGCAAAATTCTCTGATCAGCAAGATGAAGGATATGGGCGTTGGTGGATCGTCGTCAGCAGGCGCGACTAGTTATAGCTCCATGTTAGGAGCTGCTGGGATGGGCGCTGCCGTATCGAACCGTGAAGTAAGAGATTTACTTTCCATAGTTTGGTCCGGTGGTACCCCCTGGCAAGCGAGGAGTAGAGGTTCCGTGATGGATAGAGTGTAGAGACTATAGGTCCCATATACGGGTATGTCTCTATCGCGTAAATTCCTTTCTTAACTGAAAACAACTACACATTTGTAACTATGACATTCTAAAACAATACAACTTCACCAAACAAAATAAAATATCAACCAATTATAGAAGTTCGTTAACGATTTTGGGGGCAGAGTCATGCCTTAAATGACCTCAGTGTTTAAACCCGACTCACTGTGAAGCCAAGGGAGGTTTGTGCGACAACCGTAAAGGTCGCACCCCTATCTGCAGCGCGACTGCAGACTTTCTAAGGGG